CGTGGAGGACGGCACGCTGATCTACGAGATCGGGAAACAGAAGTTCAGCCCTGAGGTCATCCGTGCCATTCATTGGATCATCTTCCCCGGCAAGATCCGTGGTCTCTCACCGCTAGAAGTTCAGCGGAACACAATCGGTATGGGTATCGCGATGGATCGCTTCCTGTCGCAGTTCTACGGTGAGGGTGGAACGCCGTCGTCGGTTCTGGAGACGGATCAGAAACTTACGCCGGATCAGGCACGACTCCTCCGTGAAACGTGGTCGGATACGCACAACAAGCGTCGGAAGCCTGCGGTGCTGACGCAGGGTATGAAGTGGAGACCGATCACCACAAGCGCAGCCGATATGCAGATGATCGAGCACCGCGAATCCGTGATTCGTGATATCGCCCGTGCTTACCGTATCCCGATCCATATGATCGGTGGTTCCGGTGGGGATAGCCAGACCTACCAGAATGTTGAGCAGGCTGGTATCAACTTCGTGCGCTACACCCTGCTTCCGTGGATGCGACGGATCGAGGACGCGATCTCCGAGATGCTTCCGCTCACCCAGTTCGTTCGCTTCAATGCTGACGAGTTCATGCGTGCAGACGTGACCACTCGCGTGAACGCACAGCGTATCCAGATCCTTAGTGGAACTCTTTCACCGAACGAGGCACGACAGATGGAGAACCGCGAACCGTATGAAGGTGGAGATGTGTTCTTCGCCCCCGTTACTCCCAGCGGTGGATCGACTGCTGATACACAAATCGGAACAGACTCGGAGGCTCCAGAATGAAATCAACAGTCGTTTCCGTTGGAACTACACCGACGCGAGTTGTCGAACCAGATGACCAGAACCGTTATGTGTATCTTCAGATCGTTACAAGCGCAACCATTTACGTTGGCGATTCAACCGTTACAACGAGCAACGGTATGCCGTTAGAGAAACACACTGCACCACATGAGTTCTTTCTCCCCCTGAAGCAGACCATGTATGCAGTAGTTACGTCGCAGGTTGGTACTGCCGATCTGCGAGTAATGACTCCGGACGTAGATTGACCATGCCGTACTACATCAGCGACCAGAATCCAGATTGCGCAGGCTGGGCAGTCCAGAAGGACGACGGCACGGTTCTTGGGTGCCACACCAGTAAGGAAGCCGCGATCGAACAGATGGTCGCTGTGTCTATCGCGGAAGGGATCGAGCCGGCTGGTGAAGCGAGCCGTGAGATTCGACAGGAAGAGGAACTACTCGTCGTTGATATCGACGGCACGCTCCTCGCGGATGGTTCCCGTCCGATCGAAGACGTGATCCGCGTCGTGAACGAGAGCGAATACCCGGTCGTTCTCCTCACCGGTCGTGAAGAGTCTGAGCGCGAAGAGACCGTTCAGCAACTCGCCGAAGCCGGCGTGAACTACATCCGCCTGATTATGAACGAAGGTTCTACAGAACCGGAAGCCGTCGCGATGTTCAAGCAAGACGTAATGCGAACGCTCCTCGATGAGGGCTATGAGATTGACGCTTTCGTGGATAACTCAGACCTGAATCGTGAAGCCGTCGCGTCACTCGGCATCGACGTTTACACGCCTGACGAGTTTGTGGCAGAAGAGATGGACGACGAGATGGAAGAGCCCATGGAGGAGGGCATGGAGTACGAATCGCGTGCGATCAAGATGGTCGCCCCAGACTTCATGGCGGAATCGGCGCGTCGTGGTCTCGACCTGCACGAGGAAGGTTTCTCCGGAGAGGGTCTCCGACCGCAAACCGTAGAAGACGCACGCAAGATGGCGAACGGTGAGATCCTGAGCGAAGCGAAGTGGCGAAAGATCGCCCCGTGGATCGCACGGCACATTGTCGATCTGGATTCCGTTCAGGGTGACGAGATCACCCCCGGTCTCGTCGCGATGTTGTTGTGGGGAGGCGGAAGCACGAAGGAGTCAGCACGTCGCGCACAGAACTACGCCGAAGGCATCGTTCGACAAATGGACGAAGAGCGTAAGCGAATCGGCTATGCTAAACGGAGCGCACCGAAGGATTACACGATGACTGATACGGCAACTATCGCGTGGGTAACGATTCCCAAGGACGAACGACGTTCCGTTGCTTACAGCAATCTAGAAGTTCGTGCGCTGGAAGATTCCACGAAACTAATCGGTTATGCAGCCGTCTTTGATTCGCCCTCTGAACCGCTTCCTTGGATTGAGTACGTTCGACGTGGCGCGTTCACGAAGACGCTGAACGACGGTGCTGACGTGCGCCTGCTGATCGACCACGAGGGCATCCCGTTGGCACGCTCTAAGTCGGGAACGCTGAACCTAATGGAAGACGAGCGCGGTCTCCGCGTGGAAGCCGACCTCGACCCAACCAATCCCGACGCGCAGCGCGTTCTGTCGGCTATGCGTCGCGGTGACATGACTCAGATGAGTTTCGCGTTCCGCACGATCAAGGATTCGTGGAACCGCGACCGGTCAATGCGTGAACTGAAGGAAGTTCAGTTGTACGACGTTTCCATCGTGACGTTCCCTGCCTATGAGGAAACTGTTGCAGAGTTGCGCAAGAAGGGCGATCAGGCTATCGTGAATAGCGCGAACAGCCTGTTGCTTCGTAAGAATCAGTTGGCGATCGCACGTCATAAGCAGTCGGAGCGAAGCCGGTAACACTTCAAGCCACCACTGCTCAACCAACCATCCTCACATTGGGAGCAGAAATGAAGTATTCAGACACACTCAAAGAGAAGCGTTCTGCGCTTCTCGCCGAAGCCGATCAGTTTGTGGCGATCGCCCAGACCGAGAAGCGCGACCTTACCGCCGACGAAGACGTGGCAATCGCCGCGAAGTTGGACGAGGTTCGTGGTCTCGATGAGCAGATCAAGCGTCACGAGGAACTGGAAGCACGTTCCGCGAAGGCTGCCGAAGTTCGCAGCGAGACGAAGATCGTTGAGGCAACCAGCAAGGTGAAGAGCGAGCCTCGCACCTACAGCGAGCGCGGTGACCACTCGTTCGTTGCGGATGCGTTCCGCGCACAGGTTCTCGGTGACTACGAGGCGCGTGAGCGTCTCGCCCGTCACATGAACGAAGAGCGCGTCGAGCGTCGTGACGTGACCAGCGCCAACTTCGCTGGACTCATCGTTCCGCAGTTCCTCACCGAACTCGCAGCACCGTTTGCTCGCGCCGGTCGTCCGTTCCTTGACGTTGCACGCAAGCACGCTCTCCCGGCTGAGGGTCTCACGATCTCGATCAGCAAGGTGACCACCGGTTCGGCAACCGCCGTTCAGACCGAGGGTGCAGCCGTTCAGGAAACCAACATGGATGACACCAAGTTGGATCTCTCGGTCGTCACGATCGCCGGTCAGCAGAACGTCAGCCGTCAGGCTTTGGAGCGTGGAACGAACGTGGATTCGCTGGTCATGGCGGATCTCGTCTCGGCTTACCACACCAACCTCGACGCGAACTGGGTTACCACGAGCGCAACGTCGATGACGAACGTCATCACGCAGGTCATCACCTACACCGACGCTTCGCCGACGGTTGGGGAACTGTACCCGAAACTGCTCGACGGTGTTCAGCGCATCCAGACGAACTACTTCGGTGGACCAAACTTCATCCTGATGCACCCTCGTCGTCTCGCGTGGATCCTCTCCGCGCTCGACAACAGCAACCGTCCCCTCGCTCTCCCCGTTGGCAACGGCGCGTTCAACTCGGTCGCGGTCGGTCAGGGCAGCGTTGTGTACGGCAACTCGGGCTACACGATCGCCGGTCTCCCGGTCATCACCGATGCCAACGTCATCACGACGAACGGCGCAGGCAACAACGAAGACGTGATCATTATCGGTAACACGCAAGAAGCGCACCTGTGGGAACAGGGCGATGGCGCACCGATGATGCTCCGCTTCGAGCAGCCGAAGGCAGCCGAACTCGATGTGACCATGATCGTTTATGGTTACTCTGCGTTCACCGCTAACCGCTACCCGAACGCTTTCGCGTTGATCGGTGGCACGGGATTGGTTACCCCGACCTTCTGATTTCAATAATCAGAATGGCTACACCTGTAGTGTGGGGAGTGTTCGGAAACGAGCACTCCCCATACTCATTTCTGGAGTGAAACATGAAGAAGCAAGACATTCTTATC